TTTGTTATATCTATATATGTAGATGCGGGTTTTCGGATATCCGTTTTCCCGATATCCGTTTTCCCGATATCCGTTTTCCCGATGTCGGGTTTCCCGATGTCGGGTTTCCCGCATTCCGTTGAAAGTGGCTCGTAGTATACGATGTAGTTAAATCCACGCGACAAACCACCCTCCCCGACCATCCTGATGGACTGTATGTATCCAAGTGCCTCAAGCTCAAGCCAGGCGCTGTTTATAGACTCTTTTCCGTCCGTAAAGTAGTCGGTAAGTTTGGTTTTGTAGATTACCCAATCGGAGGGAAGCGACAAAAGAAACGAAAGAAGCCCCTTCGCCTTTAGGCTTATTCGGTTGTCTCTGAGGAATTCCGTTGGAATCATTGCGAAGGGCGCGTCCTTCGTCTTAATTATTTGTCCTGTGTTCATATTCAAAAAGAAAGCCCGCAAGAGCAACTTCACGGGCTAAATTAGGGTAAATTAGTTACCTATCCAACCCTCGTTTGCTGTTGCTCTAAACAAACGACGACTGGACAAGGGCAAATGTATGGGATAAAACACTTCGAATGTCAAAAAAATTGCTAATTATTCACACGAGTTGACTTGACCCTTATGTTTTCATACATTTGCCAAATGACAAATTTAAGACCACCCGATGAGTGCGCTTTTGTTGAAGTGCTGAACATGGGAAAGACTCACATAGACGCCATTGTAAAATCAGTAGGCCCAAACTGTGAGCTTGAAGTTGGCCAAAAGATTGGCACAACAAAAAAAATATTTAAAGTTGAAGTCCAAGGTGCTGACGTTTACTCCGTCAACATGAGGGACGTATTATTTATTTCCGAAAATGGATAAAAGAAGGAATAATTGGAAACGAGCCATAGAGGTTTCTAAAAGGCTCCTTGCCGAAGAGGTTGAAATTTACGAGGTGATGAGAATATTCACGCCCATGTCCTCCGGCGCGAGAAAAAGATTTCTCTTGTGCGACATCGACATAACCGAAAAGGATCTTGACGAAGTCGATAGGGCAATTAGCGGTTACAAAAAAACCCTTGAAGAAATAAGCAGCACCAGAATAGAAAAGCGCGTCAAGAGGAGTATGTTTTTCCAAACACTAAAAGAGCATTATGATAAGAACAAAGTCTAAAGAAAACTACGCCAAGATTATTGAGGTTTTCTCTTATTACTTGGAAAGGGATGATCTTGGTTGTCACGACGCGGAATTTCTCATGCAAGATGAAGACGCCAATGAGTTGTTTAATTATTCTTACCACACGCTTCGCAGGGCTGTAATAAAGCTCAAAGACAAAAAGAACATAGGCAAGAAAAACTTTGACAAGCAGAAGGAGATATTAAAAATCTACAAGAACAAAAAAAGTGAGTTACCAAGAGGTTGATATAGAAAAACTCCGAATCATAAACGGGGAATGTTTGATTGAGGTACACTCTCTTGTTGAGAATGAGATTGACTTCAATGGAACAAAGTTACAGATTGTAACAAGCGTAAAGGGTTCGAATGACTTCGCGCACGAGAATGATGTTATGGACCTTGTAAAACGAATGAAAAAATTTCATTACAAGGACAAGGAGGCGGCGATGGAGTACACAAAAATGGTTGCCTCTTTGAACAAAGAATACGACAAGGAAAAGGAAGACCACCAGGGCAAGCAGGCGGTAAGACACGGTAAACTTGTGAAAGTGTCAGAGAAGAACGTTGACTACGGGGGGTGGGACTATGCCTGTGAATTTGACGCCCAAATTGGAGACGAGGTTTGGTTTGACGCAACCTTTACGAGAGACCAACTCGACATGTCCGAAAAGGTGTTTGAAAACAACGGCAAGACCTATATGCTTATCCCTCAAAAGTCAATCCATGCCGCGATGAGAAACGGGGAAATGATTAGTGTAAACGGCTACATACTTGGCAGGGTGTTAAGCAACGAAAGAAAGTCTGGGGGCATTTTCCTTCCCGATAGCAAAACAGCAAGGGTAGAGGTAGTTGTTCCTAACCCAAGGGTTCCAAAATACGTTGCGGACATTTGGAACAATACCACAGTAAAAAAGGGCGATGTGGTGTGTATGAATAAGGTTTTCGCCATTAAACTTGACTCAACATTAGCAGAGACAACGGACCTAGTGAGATTCCAACCGAGGGTTATAGTTGCGGTAGAGAATGATTAAATTAGATTTCAGCAAAATAGCGTACAACATAGAGGGTGTACCTGATGGCGAGTCGGTGATTTATAAATTCAGCGATTTGGCCAGTCAGTCGCATATCTTTGATAGAAGCGACGACCTACCCTCAGATGTAAGTGCCGATAAGGTAATGCGCTATTTAATCTACATGTTCTCACCCGGCACACCCGTTAGAGAGGCGTATCCCGACATCAACCAGCGTAAGCGGTATACACTAAATAAGTTGAACATCATTGTCGATGAAACCGACGATGAAAGTGGCTTCGTACAACTGTGTTTGATGAATGCGGATTGGGCGGTAGATAGGTACATCGCCTTTACACGCCTCCAATGCTCGGAAGATTACTCCATCATGAGTACGGCAGACATAAGAATTTCTGCGTTACAGAGGGCGTTGTTAACTCAGCCTGTAGATAGGTCAAATGACGACAAGAACTTCCAAGAGGGTCTTGAAAGGTGGAGGCAAAGCCTTGTTGATGCGAGGAGAAGGATTATGAACGACGAGACAAGTATAACCTTGCAAAAGGCCATAACGTTCTCGGTTCGCGCGGAAAATTTAGGAATACAACCAGAACACTATACAAGGATTTGGAGAGAGAAGAAAGAAATATTCCCGGAAATAATCCCCTGAACTATGTCAGAGAGGACTATGAGGTTGTTTTCCATGAGGACGATCCAGACCTTGATACCATAAGAATTAAGCTACCAAGACTAGAGGAGTGGTATAGCAAGTATCTTGGAAGAGAGGTGTCTTGGGAAGAAGCCATAACCTTTGTGGATGGGTATGGGATTGAGCCTAAAGAGCAAAAGTTCAGGCACATTGAAACTCCCGAAAAAATACGACTTATTTACGAGGTCGTGTTTAACAAGAAGCACGCAATAAACAAAACGAAGTACAAAGAGATAACGGACGTAAAACTTGAGGACATTTACGAGGAGATTGAAAACAATCAAAAGTATTACGCGTCCGAAATTGAATGGATTAAACTGCAAATAAAACGGAGATACGTTGGTTATTGGTGTTTTATCAAAGGCAAGCCCGTATATCTCAACGGGGCAAATTATTTCTTTTTGAACTTTTGGACGGTAAAGAATTTCGGCAAGAACAACAACAAGCCTGACTACAGAGATTACCAAAGGAAGATGTTCCACCTATTCATGTATGCCTACATGACACAGGATGCGTTTTATAAGCATAAAATAATTTATAGGGAGAACGGAGAGGTAAAAACAAAATACTCGAATGGAGACGTTAAAAACGTGGTCGAGGAAATGAAAGAACTTGGCGTTGAGTATTATGTCGAGCCAAACACAAACATAACCATATCGCTTGGCAAAAGAACGGTTCACGGGATAAACTTTGTTTCGGGAAGACGTATTGCAAAGACGGCCATATCTTGTTGCTTTTGTACTTGGGGAACACTCAATATGCCTGACCAAACCTTTATCATTCAGGCGATGAATGAGGATCAGGCGGTAAACAAAATATTTGTAAAGCAGATTCAGACACCGGTTGGTAAGTTGCCTTTCTTTTTTAGACCGTTTTACAGAGGAAGGCTTGAGGCAAAGGAGGGGTTGAGGTTTCAGTATGAAGGCTCTATGGCAAGTCTCGCCCGCGCGGGAGTAGTGCCGGAGCAGATGGAATGTTTCATAACCCCGCTCCCCTCAACAGAAAAGGCGGCGGACGGGGAAGCTGAGATTGCTTTTGTTTATAGGGATGAGCCTGCAAAAAAAACGGACGCCAAGGCGGCAGACCAAAACATACCGACTTGGTGGTACAACACAATGAAGCCCGCCATCGAGCGCGGGGAAAACATCAGGGGATTTTGCATCATGCCCTCAACCGTGGGGGATATGGACTCAGGGGGTGGAGCGCAGTTTTTTGACATAGCAAACGACTCCCACTTTTCCGACAGAAACGACAACGGAACAACTCCGTCTGGGCTTATAAACTTTTTCCTCCCAGGTTATTACGCGGTAGAAGGTTACATAGACGAGTATGGGGAGAGCATAATAGACGACCCCAAGGAGCCCGTAATTTCAGTTGAAGGAAAACTAATAACCAAAGGGGCAAAGTCCTATCTATTAAACCAAGCGGAATATTTTGAAAAGAAAAGGCAATGGGAAAAGTTGATTAAACTTCAACAGAACTTCCCAATGACTTGGAAGCAAGCCTTCGCTGTGATACCCAAGGACATGGGCATGCCAATTGAGAAGATGAGGGATAGGGTCTCAGAACTCAAGTTCCTAAGAACCCCTATAACCACAAACATCAACTTTGTTTGGAACGGTGGCAAGTTCGGGGGAGACGTAATGGTGGAGAATGACCCCAAGGGTGCTTGGACTATGGCCTATCTCCCGCCGCTTGAAATGAGGAATAAAAGAACTATTGTTACGGCGGAAGAAGGTTACATACCGCCACCGAGCAGGGGTCCGATATACGCCCCCGATACATCGGTAATGAATAAGTTTTTCCTTTGTTGTGACCCCGTAAAATTCCACAAGAGAAATACAATAGGCAAAAAGAAGTCCAACGCCGCCGCGGCAGTATTCTACAAAAGAGACAGCCAAGTAGACCCCGACACAAAGGACAGAAGGGATTGGGTTAGCAACGATTGGATTTTGATATACAACAGAAAAACAGAAGATAAAAACGAATACCACGAAGAATGGCTCAAGGCGGCTATCTTTCTTGGGGCTTACGTTTACCCTGAGTGGCCCGACGGGGAGGCACTTGTCGAATATTTTAGGGAAAAGGGTTTTGACGGATACCTACTAAAAGACGTTGCAACGGACGGAAAGCAAGACACAAGACCTGGCGTTTGGGCAGGAGAATCCGAAAAGAACGAGATGGCGGGGGATATAATGACCTACTTTAACAACAATGCGAAGTACGTTAAAATATGGCAAATCATTGAAGAGTGGACGCAGATGAGGGGCATAGACGACTTGACAAACCACGACTTATGCGCGGCAACGGGCTGGTGTTTGAGGGCTATAAAAAGCCGAATGCCAGAACTTTACAAGGAGGCCTACCAACCTATTGAAGTGGGTGGAGGGTTTATGACTTTTGACGCATAATATTAAAAATTAGTATTTTATGCAAAATTTTGTATTTTTGCTTTTGATAATAAAAATTTTTGGGTTATGATATTACCCCAATTGGCTGGAGGAGTGTTGTTTCCGGACGATAACATTCCAGAGCAAGATAAATTAAAACCGGACTTTGGATTACGATGCGGAAGAGCGTTGTGGTCAAGATATTGCGCCGGCGGTGCTTATTTTTCTTACAGCCAACTCCCTGAGATGCAAGAGACAAGAAACTACGGCGCGGGGATGCAAAGCAATGAAAAGTACAAGAATTGGTTTACCAACGGATCACCCGTAGGACCAAACGCTCCAAAGAGCGGTCCTGAAACGGCTCAAAGAGGTCTTGGAAGAACGCAAAGAAAGGCTATGGCAAATGTCAGTTACGACATTTTCTCACCCATGAGAAAGCTCGTAACAGTTCTTTTATCCGTTCTTTCTGATAACGACTACAGACTTGAGTGCGTGTCCCTTGACAAGAACATAATCAAAAAGAAGAAGGACAAGAAGTTAGACATTTATGTGAAGAGCAATTTCACAAACCCACTTGCAAAAGAACTTGGTCTTCCTGAGTTCAAGTTGCCTTTTGTTGTGAAGGACATGAATATGCTCAACATGGCTGAAAGACTTGGTTTCTTCAAGGCGCGTCAAGAAACCGCGCTAGAGAAACTTGCGGAGGCGGGCTTTAGAGCGTCTAATTGGTCTAAACAAAGAATGGACTACAACAGAGACGCGATAGACTTCCACTTCCGTTGCGCCAAACTTTATAACGACCCAATAACAGGCCAAGTAAAGTTCAAGTATGTAGACCCCGCCAGAACGGTAATGCTTTGGAATGAGGACAACGAGGACGACCCAGTAGCAATTGGTCATGTGGAAATAGAAACTATTCAGTCCATATACCCTAAATTAAAGCAAGCGGGATTCAGCGACGAGAAGATTCAGTCGATGGCAAAGTCCTACGTTCCTTATCAAACTGACGTTTCATCAATACCCCAATGGGCTTTTGAGAGAAAGGACATGACCACAAACAGATGGACATGGATGGACTTCAAGGTGTATGTACTCAAATTTGAATACCTTTCAACTGATTACAAACAATACATCGAAAGAGAAAACAAACAAGGTTACGTAACATACTTACGCAACTCAAATCCGGTAGAAGAAAACAAAAAGAACCCCAAAGACACTTACGACGATGTAATGTGTAATTATTGGTACGAGGGTTCTTACATCATAAGCGGAACGGGCCAAGACATGATATACGAATGGAGAAAGAAGCCTAATCAAATGCAAAAGGGTCTTTCCCCGATGAGTTCGTATGTTGTCCATAGAATTAAGGGCCAATCCCCAACAAGAAGTGTTCGTGGTCTTTTGGACGACCTTATGTTTGCTGTTTTGAAACTAAGAGCTGCCGTATGGGCTTCTGCTCCAAAGGGCTACACCATTGACATTGGCGAGGGGGCAAACATTAAAATCGGTGGCGTAGAGTACGACTTATTTGACCTTATGCACGTTCATCGTCAAAACGGTATTCGTGTAATAGCAACCAAGTTTAACGCCGCCACAGGAAAGTACATATCCAAGCCGCTTGAAGAAAACGACAACGGACTTGGCCCACAAGGACAGGAATGGCTTGCCCAAATAGCCAATATCCAAAACATGATTAAGGATATTATGGGCATCCCAGACGCTATGGCGGCAAGCCCCGACCAAAGTGCCGAAAGGCTTGTTGGGGTTATGGAGGCTGACTACGTCGCGGGAAATCATGCGAATTGGGATTTAAGAGAGTCAGAAAGAGAATTTAAGAAAAAGATAGGAGAAAGAATCATACACCAGTCTCGAATAGACATAGAGTATGATGAAAAAATAAGAGAATTTTACGAGAGCGTAATTGGAAAAGATATGCTCTCTGAAATTGACGACATCTCAGGGCTTTCCCTTGATGCTCTTGCTATATCAACCCGTGTTCTTCCTAACGAAAAGGAAAAGTCGGCCATATTACAAAGGGCAATGGCAATGAGCCAAATACCCACAAAAGACGGCTCGGTACTTCTCCGCCCTTCAAGTGTAGAGCGCGTGGCACAGCTTCTCAAAAACGGGGACGTTGACGAGGCGTTGTGGTTTATGGCAGTTGAAGAAATGGAGGCGAGGGAGCGTGAAGAGAAATTCTCAATGATGATGGTTCAGCAGAACGCCCAGGCTCAACAGCAATCAGCAATGGTGGCTGAGGAAGCCAAGAGACAAACGGCAATGCAACTCGCTCAAATCGAGATAATGAAAGAGCGTGAAAAAGCAAATGTCGAGATGGCGAAAGCGATGGAACTACAAAGACTTAAAAACGACGCAAACTATCAAATACAGCAACTCAAGGGCAAGCAGGCATTGGAAGAAATATCCTTGGAGGCCCAACTTGAAACGCAGTTCGGAAATGAAATAACAGGCAGAATATGAGCGAAGAATTAGAAAACGTTGACACCAACGAAAACTTAAAGCCCGAAGATATCGCGGCTCAAGAAGAACAAAACGAGGTAGAACAACCTTGGTACGCAACCTACGGGTTTGAGAACGAAGACCACCTAAAGGGAGGACTTGAAGAACTCATGGGGCTGAAAAGCAGAGCCAGCGAGATTGAGGAAAAAGAAAGAGTAATCCAAGAGGGCATTGCGCTTTTACAAGAGGCAGAGGACCCATACGCGGGCATGGACGAGGTAAAAACTCTCGTTGCATTTGGCCGCAAGGGAGTCCCGGCAAGTCTCGCCAATCAAATTGTTTCGGCAACGCCCGAATCATTGATGCAAGACCCACTCCAAGCTCTTATTATAGCAGAGGCGGTAAAGAACCCAAATAAATACAAGCAACTCGGTCACGACGTTGTGGAGGAGGCCCTCAGAGAGAAGTACAACCTCGGTTCGGGGGAATACTATCCAACCGCTTTGATGAAATCGGATGCTATTGACGCAATCGAGAGTATTCAAAACTTAAAGAAAGATGTTGAAAACGTTAAAAACCCTTATATCTTTGCGAAGGAACTAAAAAGCCAAAACGAAAAAACGTTTGCGGAAAGACAGACATTGGCACTTGGTGAAGCACAGACTTACGCCAAGACGATCAAAGAAGTCCCGTACAAGTTTGGCGACACAAGTATATCGTTGAAAGTTTCGAACGATGAAGTGGACGCAGTCTTGAACTCGCAATACGCAGGCTATTTAGGCCGGGCATTTGACCCAACCACTAAGGAAGGCAAGCAAGCCATCCGGGATTGGATCTCTAACCAGATACTGACTCATAAGCTTCAGAGCGGTGATTTGGGAACGCAGATAGTCAATTCTATTTCTGGTCAGGCTCAAAAGAAGGCAATCCGCGAGGTGTACAACGGCCAACCTAAAACCGTTGACCGCACCGGGAAAGTAAACGTTGACAGCAAGAACTTGACCCCCGCACAAAGAGATTTGTTAGAAAGAGGTCTTCCCTTGCCGTCACAACAATTAAAAAATGTTTAACGACTTAAAAACTTAAAGAGATGTCAAATATTAATCCATTATCAACGTCATCGGGGATGACCTATGGTGGCATCCAGAACAACTGGGATGCCCTTAAAGACGATTTTGACGCAGTAGCATACCTTCCATTCGGTGACGAATATTGGGACGCTATGAATCAAATCATGAACGCTATTGGTAATCGTGAGATTGCTAAACAACCGCAAGTAAAGTGGTTCGAAATGACCCGCATGGAGGTTCCTTTTACCGTTACAAATGGCCCTGTTACAGGGTTGGCAGGAGCTGCGGTTAATGTAATCATTGGAGACGTTCAATTGGTAGGTTCAACCTATTACTCTTGGCCCGCAGAAAAGGAAATTTGGAGACATGCTTCTAGCGGAAAACTGTATCAAGTAATCCAAAAAACTGTAGGCGTAGGCGGAGTAACAACATTGAATATTAAACCTTTGCTATCTACAGATAACACAAGTATCGCTGATAACGATAAGTTCTTTTATGTAGGTGTTTCTGTTCCAGAAAACTCAACCGCCCAAGCGGCTAAGTTTGTGTTTGACACGCTTCACACAGCCAAACTGCAAACTTTCCGTCACGACACTCTTTCAAGCTCAGAAGCTCTTTACAACCAACTTTGGTACTCACAGCTTGAGAACGGAGTTCAAACTCCATACTCAAACTCACGCGACATCATCTACTTGCAGCGTGAACACCAAGTTGCTATCGTAAATACTTTCCTTGCC